ATACCCAACAGGGGACTCGATGGAAGCTTCTTCTGTGGAAACTGGGGTCTGTGACTCCAAAATATTGGATTGTGTAGTAACTTTCTCGGTAGAAGCTTCTTTCTTTTTCCGTGAGGTCTTGGTATTCCCGAAGCCTTTTGATTGCTCCCCCAGCGTTACTTCCTCCGGTTCAGTTGTGAATGTTGGCAATTCAGCCCATTCGCGTTCTTCGCCTAATGCGAACGAAGCAATTTTTGAGTAAAGATTTTCTGGCAGCTTACGGACAATTGCCCGAATAATTTCATCCCTATTAACATCGGACATCCATCTCTCTTCAGGAATGACCATCAACTGAGAGCATTTTTCTTTATCCAAAGAACACCGGAAAGATGATTTTAAATTATCAATATTAGCTAGTATCCAGTCAGGCGCAAGGCGTGATTTTAAAATCATAATCGCGACTTCTTGGGATTGTCGCTCGACCATCATTTCTGGCTTCTTGATTCTCCCTAATTCATTGCGGTAGTCAATCGCAAAAGCCAGAAGCCGGTCAATTTCTTCCTCAGTTTTACCCGCATTCCCTTCTAAAGTTTTGCGGATTAATGCCACTGCTTCTTGCTGGCTAATTTTTTCTTTTTCAACGACAATATCCGCAATTTCTGCCAATGGTGCAATTTCTTGGAACTGCACATTACGAATTTTGTCGGCCATATAATCTTTTTCTTCTGGGTTTAAACCGCCCATTTTAGGCAGCGGAAAACCAGCAACGGTAACTATTTCAGGGATTCCCCAAGGGTTCTGCATATTCTATTCTTATGTCGGTTTGTTCTGAAAGTAAACGGGTAAATGTAGGGGCTTTCCTAATAGCTTCCGGCACGGCAATTAAACAGATTTTTTCGCCAGATAAACTGTAAAGGAGGATGTTGTTAGGCAGTCCAGATGTGAAATAAGCCGCACCACAAATTAAATAATTTGAGTGCAGCTTGCAGTTAATTAATCCTACAGTATGCCCGGTTGAATGAAGATATTTATGCTGATTGAGGGACACGAAGATTGGTTAGGAAGGAATCAATATTTATTTGGACTAATTGCCCATCGGCAGGGATCAAATTGATTATTCTAGTAGCATTGTTCGCAGTTCCCGCAGTTCCTCTAAGTGAACCGTCATAAATCATCAAGTCAACCGTCAACCCAAAGCTAGTACCAGCTTTAAGATGCCTGACTCGCAAACCGTAAACAGTCGGAGTTACAGCAGGTGGATCAAAGGTGAGTGTCACTGTACCTGATGCAGTGGCATTTTGAGAGAGGGTAATGCTATTGTTATTTGTTTTTGTCAAAACTGTGGTAGTAGCTGCAATATCAGTTCCGGTTACGACATCGCCTTCCCTTACATTTAAAAACCCGTTTCCTGTTGTTGTTACGACCGCGCTAGAGGTGGTAGTTGTGCAACTGAGGACTGTAAAACTTGGCGGATCTACAGATCCCGAAGTTACAGGAATAAAAAAACTTTCTTCAGTAGCATTGTCGGTTTCGACTACTGACCCGACTGACAAACTGGTATTTTGGGGATTTGTGACGCTAGATTTGGGGCGTGTAAGTTCTAGAGTAACTGGCATATGTTAGAAAATATTAACTGTGGTGGATGGAGTATAGATGTAGGTGTCGCCTTGGATTTGTGCGGCACAAGAAAATGACCGCTTTTCCTGTACGGGGTTTGTTGGTGTGGCACTTTCTAGAAGTGCTACCCCTTCGTGTGCTTCTCCGCTAGGGTAAAGCAAATAGAAATAAAACTCGCGCCCAACATAGGTTTTGTCATAGGCAATTCTCCGCAGAATTGCTCCGCCTCTATCCCCATAAACTAAATTGAAGTCTAAGTTCATGGTTTTGGCATTACCTACCGTGACTTTCTCCATCCCTAAACCCGATAGATAGGTGGTGTTATCGCTGTTCTTAATTTGCGGGTTGATTACCGCATTACTACAACCCACCACAAAAACTAATGCTTTAGTAGTGGCAGTTGCGCCGTTAGCGATCGCACCAGGCAAGGGTAAAGTTTGCAAAGTTGTTGCCCCTGCTGCGGCTGCATTACTCAAGGTTGCAGTTACATTACCAAAAGTTAGCAGTGTTCCAGCATCCAAAAGGACAGGGGTGGCAGATACAGTAAGAGATTCCGCATTTTGTGAAGCATTAGCTCCGCAAGTGATGGTGTAGGTTGTAGGTGTGCGATCGCTAACAATCACATTGCCTACAGTTCGAGTAGGCAATTCACCAATTTGAAAAGTTATCCCTATCGTGGTTTCTACGATTGAGGGGCGGTTAATAGTTTGCGGCATATTTGTTTTGAATAGTTGGTTTTATTTTTCCCCATGATTGCCACCATAATTTTTTCCTCAAGGTATATGTGCAGCAACAGTAAAAATTGGATTTCCGCCGTAGTATCCAGCCCCGGCATTGTTTGTATATGTGACTCTCGTTGAGCCTTCATTTACTTGTACAGCACCTATTGCAATGCCTGTTCCAGCAACAGAATTACCTGTTATTAATGTACGAACCCTGGTAGTACTAAACATACCTATATGCAGGGTTTCACTGAGTATACTTCCACTACTAGCCATGTATGCTACATAATATTGTGACAAATTCCGAAAATATCGCTGGCACTTAGTCAATTCAACAGCTACGTCATCACAAGTAAAAGCAGTAGCCACACTACCTTCTTCTAGTTTAGGACGTGCTATTACCCACGTACCCGAAGTTTGCGCTCCTACTCTTATACGTATTTCTAATCCGTTGGATACTCCAGTGGGTAAGGTTACTGTAGCTGTATATCTAGTAAGTGTTGATGTAACTGTCCATGTACCCGAAGCTATAAGTGCTTGAGTGGGTGACGAAATAGTACCATGTGTATCCGCCGTAGTTGTGGGTCTAAATATTTCCCACGTCACATTTCCCAGCAAACTGTTACTAAGTTCTACACTTAGTGTCACTTGCTTTGATTTAAGCCTATTTGCATCTATACTTTCTATTCGTTGCAATACGTGAATTGCTGTTGTTGACGCTGCACCTGTTAGGGTTAGGGTTTGATTGGTTGAACTGAAAGAGTAAGTAGGTGTACCGCCGGCGGCTGCAATACACCACTCTGTTTCGCCAGGATAACCCAATGATGCGGTAGGTACAGCTAAAGAATTAGATACTGTACCTGATGCTGTCCCCTGAATTACGCTGAAACCAGCGTTTTTGAAATAATTTTTAATATCCATTCAAACTCCGTGATTTTTGCGTTTTCATTTGATATCTAAACCAATTCCTCTATTTCATTGACTAAAATTATGCTAAACCTTGCCAATTCCGCCTCACTCATTGATACTTGAGATTGATAATCCGGATCTAATTGTGTCTTTTGCAGTAAATTAATTAACTTAGCATAACTACTTTCTGACAAGACATTACCACCTTTAAGCACACCCAAATAGCTAATTATATTAGAAGTATTTCTCTGATTAAACGCTTCTAAAATCCGATCATAAGTTCTGGTTTCTGATATATTAAACGCTTCCTGTGGAGTGACAACAGCCAACACTTTATCTAAAGAAGGCAACACAGCTACCTGTTGTTGTGGTTCTGGATTATCAACTAACTTTTTATCATTAAGTTTTGCTGTTAGTTCTCTAGCAGATAATTTAGGGAACTTTTTAATTTGAGTAAGCAGCCATTCTTGTTTGTTCATTTTATTAAATCCTTAAACATAAGTTCCGTTAATTGTTGGCTTCCATCCTCTTGATTTGAGGGTAGTAATGGCATTTGTTGTCGCAGTAGAAAGAGACCCGGTATTAGTAGCATAAGTAATAGTAATATCAGCTTGTGTTCCCGTAGCACCTATTAGCAGTGACAGGTACGGGATTATTTTCATCATTGGCTATTTGCAAGTTTGACAAGTCTATCCCAGCAATGTCAACCTTGGAAACATAGGGATCTATAATAGTTCCACTACCAGTAGCATCATTATAATGGGTCACTCCCATTTCATCTATATACGGCTGTGGCATTTAAAACACTCCTAAAAATAGATAAAAATTAACAATGTAGTTTTTTATTCAATTCTAACTAAATTACTAAAATGTAAGGCTGTAACATTGTTATTCCAAAGCGTTTTTTCTTGTTCATTTAACACATAACCATCATTAATTAACTCATCAAGACATTCTTTTAATGCTTGTTCCGTCCTAATATTTGATAGGACAGTAATCAAATTAACGTAATCAACAGATAAAATATTATCTGTTTTAGCCGCTTGTTTCAAACGTAAATAAAGCGGTTTTAATTCACCTGCTAAAACACTGTGATATAGCCCATCCCAATCCGGTGGCATAGGTGGTACAACATCAGCAGGTTCGGGAGTGTTGCCTTTAGCCAACCAAGCCTCATATAATTGCCAGTCACCATTATTACCTTTAGGAACAATGGCATTATCGGATCTTAATATTGAATCTAGCTCTGAAGCTATTAGTTTGTAAGTAAATTCCATAGTATTTTTTCCTTTTAAGGTATATGTGCAGCAACAGTAAAAATTGGATTTCCGCCGTAGTATCCAGCCCCGGCATTGTTTGTATATGTGACTCTCGTTGAGCCTTCATTTACTTG